GCAGGGAAGAACATCTCACCCGCACCCAACTGTCCAAGGTCGCCCTGATACAAGTTCAATCCTACCAATTTATTCGCAAGGATGCGGTAAGTGTCCCAGCCGCAGAAGGCGTAGATGTCGTCCTTGCTGATGATTTCAACAGGGATGTTCTGATACACGTTTTCAAACGCACTCACGATGGTGGTGTCGCTGAAAGCCGCACCTGCAAGGCTCGACACGATTGAAGCGGATGCAGTGGTTTTCTCCATCAGGTGCAACAAACCAACGGTCTTGTTCAGATTTGCGTCACCGCTCAATGATGCAGATGAACCTGTCCACCCTGATGCGCCAGTTGCAGTTGTTGACTGCCAAATGGCGTTTTCGATGTTCTTGGCAATCTGCTTTGCCTTCTGCTCGGCAAACGCCTGCTCGAAAGGTACACCTTCGTAGTTGCTACCCTGCGTCAACTGCGTCTGCATCCAGTACTGTTCCAATGAACGTGGACACAACTCCTCTTGCACCTTAACGCGCGCAACGCTGATGTTACGCTGGCTGAACGTGGTTGTGCCTGACGCATTCCACGCACAGGTGGATGCGGCTTGAAACACAGCATCGGTGTCCATCAAGTTCAAGGATTCCTCAAACTTAACTCCAACACGCTTCTGCATCAATGATTGGGTCTTCGCATCGAAAACCGCTTTGGTCAGCAACGGCAACCGCTGTTGCTCGACATAGGACGTTAGTCCTCCCAGTGAAAATGCCATAATTTTTTTATTTTAGATTTTTAAGGTTATTTGTTAATGCTTCAAAATTCGTGTTGCGCGATAGTTTGATATTCTCAACAATCGCATCGCTTGTCCGTTTGCGTGGCTCTGCTGTTGGCACCTTGCTCATCTTCTGAACCTCGGTATCCAACTGGTCAAAGCGTGCGGTGTTGGCTTCCATCGCACCTGCTAACTTCTGCATAATCTCCTCCAACTTCGCTTCCAGTGCGGCTATCCGCTCCTCCATTTTGTCGCCTTCGGGAGCAACTTCAATCTCCACCTCCTGTGCGGCTACTTCTTCCTCCACCACTGGCTCACCTGCTGGCAAATCGCCGACTTCGACAATCTTGCCGCCTTCGGTGGTGATAACGCCAACTTCGGGTACAGTGTGCTGTCCATCAGGCGCGGGTAGCATCCCTTCCTCGGTCACAACGAACACAGGCGTACCTGCAACCAAGTCACCATCAACGCGCACCATCGTGCCGTCTTCCAGTTTGTAATCCGCAAAATTCTGCGGCGTTGGTGTTGCGGTAAACTTCCGCAATGCGTCAGCCAATTCAGTTAAACGATTTGCTATGCTCATAGGGTCGCTTTTGTAGTTAAATACCACGCTATTTGATAGTATGCAAAAAAACGCTGAACGCATCTTCAAGGCTCGCCATCGCCGCTTCTAAACTGGATTCAGTTGGTTGCATCCCGAAATAGCCTTCAATGCTGAAACCTGTAAACTGGTCGCGTTCTTCCCATACTTTGTCATTCTCCACTTTGAACGAACCAAACCAACTGCCATCAGGCGCATCTTCAAATCCCTTCGGTGGATTTACCCCGCGCTCGCGGTCAATCAGGTAGCTTTCAAACATATACACGCCATCCAGCGGCTTGCTGTGTTCGGCGTTTACCTTCGCTTGGTTCTGCTGTTTAAAGTACTTCTGCACCATCTTGCGAATGGTGTCCTTGTCAAACATCACGTAATACTTGCCGCGTGTGTCATCGCTTCGGATGATTGGCGTATCTGCCAGCATCAGCGGTCCTGTCAGGATGCGAAGTGCCGCATCCTCAGCGAAGCGGTGCTGTTTGGATAGGGCAATGAAAGGCCGCTCGATTGCGGGTGATTCCACAAGGCTCACATAGCTGACGCCTTCGCCATCCTCATCAATCGTCATTAAGTAAACAGGTAGCTGTTCCATATCGTCAAATACCACTACGCGCCTAACGTTGCAAATTCACTCATCCGCCGTAGCCTGCCGCTTACACTGCGGATGTCTGATTCAACCACATACGCTCGCATCCCTGAGTTTTGTCCGTTGGCAGGTGGGTTGAGCAGTTGGCTGTTCGGGTTGGTTGCTGTTGGCGCGGACATACCTCCTCCGCCTTCACCGCCTCCCATTGAACCACCGCCTCCACCTCCACCGCCGCCGCTTGGCGATTGAAATTGCTGCTTGCTGATTTGCGCAACTCGCACCAACCCTGCCGCTGTTGCCGCTGCCGCCGCGATGACCGCACGAACGGGTGCGGAAGGGTCGGGTATAGTCATTTGGCTTAAGTACGCCGCCTGCGCCGCACGGAAGGTCTCAATCAGCGCAATTGCCATATTCATCTTCTTGTTGACCTCAAAGGCACGGCGTTGTCCCTGCTCGGTCTTGCCTGCAAACAAGGTCGCAAGATTGCCAATGGTCTGAAAGCCCAGCCTTGCCGTCTCAATTTTCGCTTGCTCAATCTGCTCCTCGCGCTGCCGCTGCCTTTCTGATTCCTTGAGCATCGCGTCAACGCCATTCCGCTTAATTACGTGCAACCCCTGCTCTTGCGTCTCCGCGCTTTCAAGAAATTGCGTCAGGCCATCCACGCGCTCCAAGTACACCAAATCCTCCGCATCCTTCAATGCTTGCTCGCGCATTTTGCGCAGTTCAACCATCCGCGCATCGTGCGCCTTTTGGTCTTCTTCTTGCTTTTTTAACTGCTGTTCCTTGACGTATGTTTCAAACTTCGCACGTAGCAGATTGTGCTGGTGGCGTGCCTCGTCTTGTTCCTCCGCTGTCTTTGCTATCCGCATCCGTTCACGTGACAGTTCAAACTCCCGCGCAAAGATTTGCTCTTGACTTGCGCCTCGTGCCTTCAATATTTCAATCTCCCGCTCCATCGCCTGCGTGCCATCGGCAATCGCCTTGTTGCTTTCGGTCTTGATGCCAAGGAAACGCTTGACCGCACCCGTTAGCTTATCGAAGTTCTCAATCAGCAAGCCAATAGCCACCACAGCCGCGCCAATACCAGTCGCAACCAATGCCAACCTAAATGCCTTCATCGCGCCTGTGCTTGTGCCAACTGCCAACGCATACGCTCGCTGTGCCACTACGTTCAGATTCACCATAACGGCGGAATCCTTGTTCAACACGTTAGCGACCGCCTGCACGCCGTTCAGCAACGCCAATGCACCCTGCACCTTCATCATCGCCTTCTGCAAGTCCTCATTCTCATCCCCGAACAACGCCGCCGCACCCTGCGCCACTGCGAATGCACCTGCCAAGCCTTGACCCACGCCAAGCAAGGTGTCCAGCGTTCTCGTGTCGGAAGCCATCGCCTTGATTTGCGCCTGCGTGTCGCCGATTTGGTCTGCCAATCCACCCGCCTGCGCTTGCAACTCGCGAAAGCGGTCAGTGTTGCGTTGCCCTGTTTGTTCGAGCTGCAACATCTCCTCACGCAACGATTTAAGTTGCGACCTCGCCGATTGTGTGCCTTTCTGCGTTTCGTCTTCCAATCGAAGACCAACGACAACGGTGTTTTTTATATCTGCCATTAGCGTACCTGTACTGGTGTTGTGTATGTTGGAATGACCTCGCCATCCACTTCGGATTCAAGGTTGTAGTTCAAATTCGGCGTGACCGTTTGCGGACTAAATTCAGCAAGGTTCAGAATGCGCCTAAGCGTCACGCGGCACATCACATTTTGCCCAACCCGATAGTCGCTAATTTCCAAAAGTCGCCACTTAACGCCGTGCCAATAAACAGGGATGCGGAAGTCAAGAGCCGCGATGTCGGTAACCGTGAGCAAGAAGGTAGCCTGCACAGTCATCGCTTCCTTGCTTGCAATCTCCTCGATGTAGGTCTTCCAATAGCCGTTGAACAGGTTGTTATTCGTGTATGGTGTGTAACCACCCTGACCATCGGGAAGCGCGAAATATATCTGCTTCGGCATTCCAAATGCCAAGTCCTGTTGTGGGTCATATGGATTATCGACGTGGCCGATGTAGGGGATGAAGGTGCCTGAAACTTGCGAAGAAACCTGCGTTATGTTTTGCAGATAAAACCAATCTTGCGTTGAACCACTCGGCGCAGGTGTCATCTCAATGTAGTTGTACTGAGCAATGCGATAGCCTGTTTTCATTGGCCGCAACGTTCCATCGGTTTCAACATCAAAGGTTCGCCCAAGCACAATGTTGGTTTGGTACTGCGCAGGTATAACGGTTGCGCACTTTGTTTCTATGCGTTGCTCGCCCTTGCCGTAAAAATTGTCAGTGTCGTAAATCCTGCACCCATATCCTTCCTGCCACGTTGCTTGGTAGCTTTTGGCCAATGCCTCGCCGCCATTTCGGTAGGCAAAGGTAAACTGCTTGCGAAGTTCAGGGTCGCCCATTGTGATAGTTATCTCCTGCGCCTCATCGCTTTTCTGCGACCAATCAACCACGCCGCTGGAATAAAAGCCGTTAGATGGCTCGATGTATATTAGCGTTGTGTCAAGCGGCGATTGGTAGAAGTACAAATTGAACATCTTCTGCAAGTCACTGAGCAGGTCAATCTGCAAGATATCGGCGGGTAATGCCGTGCGCATATCAATAGCCGCACCATTTAAGCCGATGCGCTGAACAAGGTTGATTTGAATAGTGCCATTGTCCATTAGTTCGATGCCGCCATTGTTTGTCGTAATGACCAATTTTAATGTATCGTTGGCCGCCAACACAATGGAATAATTGCGAATCAATATTGGGTCGTTAATGCCTGTTTCTTCAATAGACCTACCGCGCACATCTTTCAACACCGTACCGCCGCTATCCTGAATCGCCCAGTCGTATGTAAACCCAATGGAAAGGTAGTTGAATACAAAAGAAAAGCCAAGATTGTACCTGCCTGAATAACCACTTGCCGCCGTGTACACGCCTGTTCCCATATCCATCTTGCCATCGCCTACGTTTGTAAACGGCGAAGAGTCATTGTCATAAAGCACCGTATAAGTCCAAGGCGCATCCGAAACGTAACCCGAAGCCTGAACGTAGCAGTTGTTTTCACCACTTGCCTGCGTAAATGGCTCACCTGCATACGGAAGTACAAGCCGTTCAAATTCGGTGCTTTGAAAGAAGGTGGATTCGTAGCGGTATCCGTGTTGCGCGAAGATTAGGTCAATCATCTTCTTGACCCAAATATTGGGTCGCATAATTTCAATCGGCACAAGGCGAAACAAGCTGCGGTAAGCATTAGCAATTACGCCGCCCAGATAATTGTTGGGAACATTAAAGCAGTGTGGCAATCCTAACCCATCAACCGCACCATACACGAACCCACTTGCATCGCTGAACGTATCATCCCAACTGCCAGTCACCAGCGATTCAGTAAACGTGTGGTTCATCCCAGTTACGCCAACCGTGTCCACGAGCTTGACCCCTTCCATTGCTTTAAACAGGCTCACCTCCTCGCCGTAGATGCCCACTTCGTAGGTTGCCACCCCTCGCGTTACTGACATCGACAGCATCTGCATTGTGCCACGAAAGACCTGCACTCCATCATTCCACAAAGCGCACTTCACCTGCTTGTTCGGTGTGAATCCACCCACGAAGGATTGCACGTTGTAGGCATAGCGGAAGGCGATGTCATTGGCTTTGCTGGATGGCAAGGCGATTGTCTTGCTGAACGCTCCCCGCCGCTTCGTGATGTCGGCAAGGTCCTGAACGCTGAACGTGATGGCGATGTCGGTGTCCGCAGATAGGTCAAGGTCATAGCCTACCGTTGGGTTATCCGCATCAGGATAGCAAACGAATTTCGTCATCATAGCGCGGTATTTTCGTAG